AGATCTAAATAAATTTTATCAGATCCACTTGTTATTTGTAATGCTCTTATAACCAATGCACCAGTCGGAAAGTTTAAAAATTTTTGAGAGGCTATCATGGTTGAAGTAGCATACCTTCTATCAGCATCAGTATTTACATCTCTTAATATTCTCTCTTCAGCGTCTAATATAAAACCATTAACAATAGCATCTGTAAATACAGTGCTGTCTACTTCTGTATAATTTCTAATTTTTGTAACTAAATCTGAATAAGTTATTCCTGCCATTATGTAACTACCGTAACCTTTCCTATTCTACTTAAAACATCTAATCTTCTTCCAGGTGCTAAAGGCATCATCCCATTTGAGCTAAAAGTAGGAATTCCTAAAGTCCCTTGAAAAGATCCGACATCAACTGTCATATTTCCAATATTATGTTGAACTCTGGTATTTCTCAAAGCTTGTGGGTCACCCCCATAAACTTTAGGATCTAATTGTGGAGATTTAGGTTCGTACTCTGATATATGCACTAATGAACCATTCCATTCTTTAACCATTTCAAGATATGGAAAAGCTTGTCCTGATCTATCTGATATAGATAATGCGTATTTACCTTTTGCAAAAACATTAGCCATTACGTTACCGTTGGGTAGTATTGTGCTGGTGTAATAAATGTACTGGATCTAGATCCATCTTCATCTAAAGCACGTTTAATTTCATCTTCATAATACAGTTTTAAAGCTTGAGTTCTTTCTGGAGTATATTTTTGAGAAAGATAAAAAGCTAAACCAGATATCATGCATGGTATCCATCTAAATGGCACGTCAGCATTATTTGTGTATGCTCCCGCGTCTTGTATTCTTTGTAAAGAATAATATTTTAAATGTGTATAATTTTGCGCATCAGGTGTAATGTATAAAGTAATTAAAGGTGTAGCTGTGCCGGTTGTAACCCTTTCCACAAAATATTGAGAGGGAGTTCCTGTTGATCCTTTGTTGGGTAATGCTGCATAAGTTGATCTATCTATTTTTGTTATAGATACATCTGTTGTATCAGATCCAGGATTTACAGTTGTTGCACTGTTAGAAATAAAAGCTTCTAAAACATCACTTGCACCAGCAACCGTTGAATATTGAGATTGGCTAGCTACAAGAGCCACTGCATTTAATTGTATTTTCCAAAGATGGACACCTCGATTACCCCACTCAGAAAATAAAACATTTAGAGATCTTCTTGCTTTTTTTAAGTCGTAACCAGAGTTAGTTTGAATTCCGCATCTTTCGTATGCTTCTTCAACTATTTCATCGATTGATAAATCGAATGTTGCTGTTCCACTGGTTGCCATTCAAACATATCCTACTTTTTAAGTTCTCTTACTATTCTTCTTTTTTCAGCTTTTAAATTTCTTCTGCCTCTTGAGGTTCTTGCTTTTTCAGCATCAACTCTTCCAAGCTCTTCAAGTCTATTCATTCTTCTAGTATTTCCACCTCTTTTCATTTTAGATGGTTTTATTGGTTTAGGTGAATGTTTAGGTCTGTTCAATAAATAGTATTCATAACTTCCTGGTTTAGGAGCTTTACCACCTTTTTTCATTCCAGAAGCTCTTACTTTTCTTGCGGCCTCTGCAACTCCGCCACCCATTCTATTTATTTTTTGATTTGGTCTTCTGCCAAATTTACCATATGACTCATTTCTTCTATCAGCCATAGTTTGTTTTTTACCAGACTCTTTACCTCTTCTCATACCCAAAGATTCATCTTCTCTAGCTCTGTATCCTTGTACTTTTCCACCTGCTTTTTTACCAGCAATTCTTTTAAGCATTGCCATTGGACTTAACATTTCAACTCCTTTAGCTCCTGCCTTTTTTGCTTTTTTCATCATCATAGCTCCAAGCATTGCTTTATGTACTTTGCCACCTTTTTTCATATTTGTTGGTCCTCTATCTTTTAACATAGTAGGCATTCTTTTATTTTTTTCACCAACACCGTAACCTCTTGAGTACATCATACTTCCTGATCTACCACCCATGCCACCTTCTCTCATGCCCATGGCCATTCTTTTGTGCATATTAATTTTTGATTTATCCATAATATCTCCTTAAAATATTCCTTTGAATCCAGTACCTCTAGTTGCAGCACCAGAACCAGGAACTCTTTTTTCTCCACCAAATGGAACCATTCCGCCGTCTGCTCTATTGTAAACTGTTTTTTTATAAACATCCATGAAAGATTTACCTTTACCTTTTACACGAATTCCTTTTTTAGATGTCTTACCTTGTTTTTGTAAGTCTATGACTCTAACATTTTTATCAATGCTACCACCTTTTTTGTACTCAGAAAAATCTATTTCACCGCTATCTATCATTTTACCCATTCCCATTTTTCTATATAAAGATTTAAGACCTTCTCTAGCTCTTTCATCTTTCATAGGATTTTTTCTAGATTTTTTCTTAATGCTTCCACCACTTTTTTTCTTGATGACACCTCTACCTATTAATATATCTTTCATCGTTGTTTTTCCATCTCCTGATAAATCTGGAAAACCACCTTTTTTATATTTAAGCATACCGCCCCCCATTTTCTTCTTTTTATTTTTTAATTTTTTTAAGAACTCTTCAGTTTTTTTTCTTCCTAAAGTTGGTTTAATAGTTCTTATAGTTTTAGTTACATATAAAGGGTTTTTCACTCCAAGTATTCCACCTCTACCCATACCAGGCAGTTTAGGTTGTGTTCTAATAGGTTTACCTTTTTTTCTACGTTCTTCACGTTCTTTTTTTATTCGCTCAATTATTTTTTTAACTGAGTCCCCTATTGGTTTTAGTCCTTGTTGTCTTGGCATACTTACTCCTGTTGTAAAGGGCCCTTTTGACGTTATAACTAATGTTATCTCGTTTTTACTTTATACCTTTTCTTTGGCTTCCTGTCTACTCTCTTACGCATGGCTCTTGACGGTCTACCGCCTCTTAGTTGTCCACTTATTTGTTTTGACATTTGTGCTCTAGAAATTGGCATTATACTATATCTTTTGCTTTACCCATTACAGGTTTATATTTAGTTTTACCCTCTGATTTATATGCATGTAAGAATGATGCACGTCTTCCTTCAGGTATCCAGCTACAATGTATCCATCCGCTATTAGGCTCACCAGGAGTATAAAACTCTAGGATGAGCTGATCTGGCTCAAGATTATTTTTGATCCAATCAAAAAGTTCAGCGTTATCTGTGTTTATACATTCGAAGTCTGCAGCCTCAGCCTTAGCATGCTGTGAATTTACAGAACTACCTATTGCTGCACACAATTCTGGGCTACGATATCCACTGGTAATTTTAACTCTACCAAAGTGATCTCGTACTGGCTGTAAAATATTTTCACATAATGCCTTTAATTTTTCTATTTGATCTGCGTTAGGATTATTATCAATACCTTTACGTATTGCTGTATCTGATTTAGTAAGCTCTTGAAGGCTAAAATTACGACTCATCTGCATCTTTTTTCTCCTCTATTTGGTAAAACATTTTATCTGTATCCTCTGTAGTCCACCCTTTGTCTTCGACAGACCAGTAAGTAGTTTGGACTTTATAGTCAGGCCAATCGTTGCTAACAGTGTAATTAGCAATATGCCACAAAATACGATTATTAGGCTGAGCTGCAAAATTGCCGTTATCAAGCTCCAATATATGGTGGCACTTATGTTCATCAGGTATTTCGGAATGTTCACAATCAATTTCATTAACTTCTGGTGTAGCCCAATCAATTGTGAATAAATACTGTCCATGATAGAATTTTTTATCCTTTCCTAAATATTTACCTTTTGCACCACCTAAAAAATCAAACTCAGTGCAACTAGGATAATAACTAAAGCAATTCCACAATTCCAACTCGTCGACTGACATATCTGGCACTTTGGCTCTGTCAAAGTTTTTTTGAAAAAACGCTGATATAGGCAAACGCCAGTAACACGCACCATTTGGTAACATGCAGTGAAATAGGAGGGAACGTCCTGTAACCGCTGCCATCCCGAAGATAACACACTCCATGCTTTGTCCTTTATATTTGTCATCCATGTCATATAAGTACTCCTTCCTGACATTAGCGTAAATCGTCGGTACATTTATATTTAAGTAAGCCATTCTTTCTACTATATAACTTTTTACTGTTTATTCTACGTTGACGAAACCGCGCATCTCTTAACTTTTTT